CCGAGGGCTTACCAAGCCACCATCTCTCTATGAAAACATCGCAGAGAGCCGGTAAGGACCTAAGTTACAACCAAGGTCCGAGATTGTACCACTGTTGGACATGTACCATTGAAACCGCTAATTTCGTTCTCCCGCGAAGGGTGTAGTCGTTACCACCCTCTTCGGAAGGACATATGAGATCAGCAATAGCCTTTTTGGTACTAGTAGGGGTCTTCCAGTCATGAGTTGCCTCATAACGTGACACTGGCCTAGCCTTGAGCCTCGCTAACATTGTAGCGGGGCCGTCGAATGATTGGGTCACCCCAATCTCGGCGAAAGACTTCACACGGTATCCTTCGAGACCGTGTCTAGCTTTCACTGGTGTGGTCTCATCGAAATTTCCGATGAGACCACCGTCACCTATGCCTAAGGTAATACCAAACCGAAGAGGCTTTGGTATCCTTTTGCGAAGATGACGCCAACAGTTCCTAAACCGAGCATCACAACCGTAATGAGAATTACGGCGATGAGCAAGGTACCGGACACTGTTAGCCAGCTTATAAATTGCCGAAACATTTCGAACTCTCTTTTTCAAGTAGATAGGCTTACAGTCAATGCCGTCGAAATAGTGCGCTCCGCAGGACTCTCGAAAATAGGAGGTAGAGAAACTCTTCTCCTTATTAACTTGAAATCCCAAGAACGCAGTAAACGACGAGAAGAGCTCGTAACAATGTTTAGGGAGGATAACATCATCCCCGAACACACTGATTGTACCTGATGTTTTAAGGTACTCTTTAACGGCTAAGGCAGCCGCAAAGAAAATCAATGACTCTAATTCGAACGTGAATCCATTCCCCATAGAGGAGAACTTTTCCCATCGAATAAAAGTACCGTTATGAGCCCCCAAGGAGCAGCGGCAGGCACTAAGAAGCTGTAGCCATCGAGGAGGTATCAATTCCTCGACGAGCTTCCGTGCTATACTGTCGCTCGCAGAAGAGAAGTCAACTGTCGCTAGGCTGTCATCAATAGATGACAGCTTTGCTAGCAGCTGGTTCCGATCCTGCGAGTTCAAGTCGATGCCCCACCTCCGAAGCCGGCGACGGATCATGTTGCCGATTGCTTTCTGGAACCAGAGGTTTAACCCTGGCTCAGAGGCAATCACACGATCCGTCTTCGAGTTCTTTGGCACAGTGACGATTTCGTTCCCAACCACAAAGGCAAAGGGATTCTCTTGGCTCTCGCCAGTTAGTCTCTCATACCATTGCGGGTAGGCAGCTGGAAACCAGCTACCTACAAGGGCGTACAAGTCACGCGTTATCCCATTCTCAGAATGGAACTTATTGATTGCCGAAACATGCTCACCCTTTAGAAGAGTGGTCACGCCCGGCCCCCAATTTGCTTCATCCACAAACTCCTCTGGAGAAAAGTCACCTAGAATCTCTTCAATTTTGCGCTTGGTAGCATTAAGCAGCCAAACGTTGGGCCCATGGTAGTTTGGGTCCAAGTTGAGATTCATAAAGCGACTGTTCGTCTGCTTACAGAGTTCTTCGAATTTGAAGAATTTCTTGAAGGCCGCTTCCTCTTTTGACACCGCTAACTTGAAAAAGTCAGCTTTGCTTAGGAAAGAAAACGCCGTGTAAGCATCCCGAAAACTAAAGGGGTCGTTATAATCTAACGGCTCCAATTCCATGTCTACTAGCTGCTGATACTCTTGATGCTTATAGAGTATCGAGATAGCTAGCGACTTTGGACAGTCAAGGGCTTCAAGGAAATCGTGGATAGCAACGTCAGTAATCGACGCTGGTACGTAGTGGTTACGAGCTAGTTTAACTAACTCGCGGTTACGGTTCCTATTGGATCCCATAACTAACACCTGCCTTTCACAAGTACTCTGCTATCGCGGGCGGATAGCAGGGATGGTTTTCAGCTTTCGCAATCATTTCTTTCGCATGTTTCTTATCGGGGTGATTAACCCAAGCGATGAAGATCCATACGTTAGGACTGTCGGCGAAATTGACAAACCACCCTGTACCCGTTCGGATGAATAGTGGGAACCTTATCGGAACCCACTCTCCGCTTGCGGCATCTCTATAGACGCCATCAAGTCGATAACAGCTCTTGGGTCGATGACCTAAGTAACCACGTTTAACAGCGTTGATAGCGAATGAATGCGATGAAGCATCATAGACTCTCAACCCTGTTTTAATGTCGTTGCCGTCGGTTTCGATTACCAAGTCGAGCTTTAAGCTCTTCATAAAGTACTCCTATAAGGATATGTGAAAGAGCACGAATTAACGTGCGCATCGGTGCTGAGTCTTAGTAAACGGACTCGAAGTTCTGTACCGCTGCCGTGAATACGGCATTGGCAACAGCGTTCTTGAAGTACGCCAGCGCATCATTACGTTGCGCCAGCGTAGAACGCTCAGGCAGAACAGCATCGACGTTGAAAATGATGTTATACGCCAAAGTCGGTGCCGGCTGAATACCGGTGGCCGTCGACGGCGAAGTCACTTCCAACACAGGTGTAACCACTTTCGCGGTCAACTTGTAATTGCGATTCGTCTTTGACGGTTGTCGCAGGTTCAAGGTGACGACCGGATACCCGAGGGCAATGCCCCCGGAGCGATCCGCCCATTTCGCGATACCAGCCATATCGATATTGACAGGGCTGAAAGTGTGATTGACCGGGGTCGCTTGACCATCGGCCAAAGTCAGTGCTGCAATTGCAGTCATTGTATTTACTTCCTAAAGGTTTGTGAAAGGAGGGCAATAGCATTAGCGGCACGAGTAAAGGACAGCGGATTCTCAAAGCGTGGCAACGAAGGTAGAGGGAACGAGGTAATTTTCGTTCTTCTAAATTCAGATCGCCACTTCTTAGAAGTCAACTGACCAGTCTCGTAATATCCG